TATATGCAATAGCAGTACTATTATTTAATCGTTTTGTATAGCTTGTACCAGAGGTGGGGTCTTTGAATACACTATCTACCGTACCTTCTTCGCCATCAACTGTCTGACCCGATTGAAAATCTCCAGTTACTTTAAACATTGGCTCAACAAAATTAATCGCTTCAGCAGTTAATTCAATGTTTGTATACTGATTACTTACCATACTATTATCAGCATTATAGTTCAGACTATGTATAGTTGGGCCTGCAGTAACTGCTCGTCCTCGTATTCCTGCAATTACATCAATCCACTCTCTTTCTGCAGTATAAGTAGTCCCGTCTCTTTTAATTTCTACCATTATGCCATCTTCGACAGGATCAGGAGTATAGTGCGCTTTTGTTACAGTTTTTGTACTGCTATTTGCAGTTATAGAGAGTGTTGAATCAGATGTATTTAATGCACGATCTGTAAATAGTTTACTATCTGACTCAATATATGCAACTTTTGCTGCGTATATTTTATTTGGATTTCCGCCAGCATTTAAACGAATTATATCGCCGACTTTAAAATCTGTTAAAAATGCGGCATCTCCTCCAGTTTTAGTAACAATATTATTTCCTGTTCCAGTCGGAACACTAACATTTGCATTTACATGTGTCCACCTATTTGCTTCTGCTGCATTTCCAGAACTCGGTGCATAGTTAGTTACATCAAACCATACATCTAATTGAGTGTTTTCAAACGTAACTAATTTATACCCCGCTAAAAGAAGATAATCATGTGTAGCAATAGGTGTTCTATCAAAAACAATATAAGCTCGTTCTAATGAGGCATGCTGCATTGATGTGAGATCTTGTGTATGACTCGCAGTAGTAGTTGTACTAGGATTAATTAATACCGAAGATTCATTATCACCATTACTAACCATTGCCCAACTTGTAGTTACTAATTTAAAAGTTGTTCCTGTTAAATTAAATTCCTCAAAGTCAGACTTTACACCTATAGCGAGTTCGGAGAGTCGTGGAATACTTGCTGCATTTCCATAAGGGTCATTTATTAAAATCTCCCTATATACCCAGCTACTTAATTTTTCATAGCCTACTGCTCGTACTCCGATTTGATAAACACCATTTTCTAATGACAGAGCATATTTTAGCTCTCCTGGATCATTAACCCGAATAAGCTCATTATCTGTTACAGTAGGGGTTACTTTAATATCATAACCAGTAATATCCTCACTAAAAGTTCCATCATCTGCTAAAGGCCTATCCCATTGTACGATTATCTCGTCTAATCCGCCTGGTACAGAAGCTCTTAATAAATATACATTTGGAGGCGCAGGACAAACTAAAGTAGCTTCTGGGTAAACAACATCCGCTACATCTAATTCAAATTCTCTATCTACAGCAGAAAACTTAGAAGTACTATACTCTGCCGCCGTAATTCCTATAGCTCCGTCATCTTCTTCGGTGATTCCAAGAACTTTATACTCTTTATAAGACTCATTAGAGGTTGCCCCTACGTTAGTTACATGTTTAATAACCCATATAGAGTCGGTAGAAAAAGATCCTGTAAATTGTGCTGATTGAGTACTGCTCATACTATCAAAAGTAATGATAGTTTTTTCACCACTATTGTTTACATCACCTGAATTAAACTCTCGGGTTTCCACCGTTGTACCATTTACAAGCTCAAGTAATAGACTTTCACCACTACTAGCTTTAGTTTCTGCAAGTACTATGTGCTTTTTAACTTCTTCATCTGTGAATCCATCTAATAAATTATCATATACGAGAGCAGCGTCAGTTGTAGAAGTCGGAATATAAGCAGATTCAATTGTATCTCCTCTTACATAATTAGTTGTAACATCAGGATCAGAAGGATCAGTATTAATTGTAGCACTATCTTGTGCTAATACAACTTTTCGTATATCTACTAAAGCTGATAAAGTATATGTTGAAGTTCCAGTAAGTGAGCCTATATTTCTATCAAGAGTTAAAACTGTTGCTCCGCTTGAAACAGCGGAGGAGGATACTCTACCAGAAAATAATATATCAAAATCATCTGAATTTTGAACATTAATTACGTCACCAGGTTGTATAAATCCTGCATTTATTCCTGTTTTAAAACTAATTATCTCTGTTTGATTTACGGCAGTCCAAAGTTTCCATTTACCATATCGTATTGCCTGTCCTTCAGAGGTACATCCAAATGCATTTGCTTCTTCTTTAATTATTCGTCCAGTATCTAAAATATTTTGACGATCTTCAACAATTAAAGGTTCAAGCTTAAACGAAGACGCAGGATTATTCCATGACACAATTACTTGGTTAATTCTCGTCTTACTTCCTGTAGTCTCAACTTTTATCTCATTATCAATAATATTTGCTTTGCCAAAATTATAAATAGGAGGACTTGGAGAATCTTGAATAGTAAGTACTTGACCACCAAGCCAGTATAGCATACCTCTAAATACGGTAGCCATATCCTTTAAAACTTTATAAGAATCGGTAGCTTTTGTAAGATAAATGTTAGCTCGAAAACGTGGTTCAAGACCTCCTTTGCCGTCAGCAACTAGTTCATCACAGTATTTTGCAATTTTGTATAAAGCAAATTTATCTATGTCGCTTGCTTTCAGAAAATGTCCAAGACCATATCGATCATTGGTAAGCATGTCGTAAAAAACCCATGCAGGATTATCAGTATAGTAAAGCCCTCTAGATAATCCACTTTGATTTGTGAGATTTTCATCACTAAAAGATCCATCCCATAATTTCTTATATTCTGCTTCCCCACTAGTAGTTAAATGACGAGGAGTATAGTTTGAAGGAATTTTTACTTTTTTACCTAATACATCATAAGTTCGAACAGGGACTGAACTATAATCCCTAGAATTAAAAGTAACGGTTGCTAAAGCAGTATGAGGATAATTTAATTTCTCTTTAACAATTGCTACAATACTTACTAAAGCAGAACTATCAATAGCTGAACTATTATTACTATCAAGTAGTCTTACAATATTTCTTTGCTGCCCATTAGGATCAGTATAAGCTTGAACAACACTGCAGTCGTAATCTTCTCCCCTTGGATTATCAACTCCTGTAGGCGTAAGTCGAGTAAACAAAACTCGTATATCTTCATAAGGTTGAAAAGCTTCTAAGTTATTTATTAGTACATCTTTTGAAAAAGCAGTTTTCTGTTTAGCTGAGTCTGCAAGGGTTTTAATTATATACTGACCCGCTTTTACTCGCCAAACTCCATCTCTTTTAAAATATACATGAATTTCGTGACCAGCTGCTTGACTATATAAGTCTCCACTGCCTCCTGTATGATATAAACCAGAAGGATATCTATACTGAAGTCTTAATTGATCAATTTCTGCAATTTCTCCAGCACTCATATTTGCGCTTAAAGTAACTACTCTAGTTTGTAGTGTAATTCTGCTAACAGTTTTATTTCCACCACCTCCGCTGCCGCTTCCAGGAGAAGTAACAGTTGTCCATGCTTCTTGTCCTGCATTAGTTGTATATGCATTACGAAAATATTCTTGACCTGCTTGTCCTGAATGGTGTTGTCCAATTACTTGAAAAACTGCTGTATCTGATGTTGATAATTGAACTGCTTTACTTGCTACACCAACACCTGCTAATTGGACTAATGGGGCTTGATTTACTGTTCCAGTTCTAAATTGTACACTACTATCTTCTACTTTATATGTTTGATTGTCTGCAGTATGAGTTCCACTTATAGCAAATTTTCTTTTAACAAGACCTGTAGTATATAAAGTATTATTAACAAGAGTTAAAACTTTAGAAGAGCTAATCTTTACTTGAAAACAGACATCTACTTGTATTTCTACATCTGTATCTACGTCTTCCTCAGGGTCAAATAAAGTTCCTAGTCCGGAGCCATTATTATTTACAATTTCTAATTTTGCAAAATTTTCAGAACCAGATGTTGAAGCACTCGCATTCTCAGTATCACGAATCTCATTTACAATATATTTTGCTTGTCCTCCTTTATTTAAACCAGTTAATTTTTTTACTCTTACTCGATGAATTGCATTTGAAATATTTGCACTATCAGCTACATAGCTATATAAAAAACTATCATTTCCATCTGTGTCTTCAACTACGAGTGTTGCAGGGTCTATTCCCAACCAAGATCCTTGTGTAACCTGTAAAATTTTTGCATTTATAGTTTTAACATTGTATATAAATATATACCTAGTATCACTATCTCCTGTTTCGGATAACTCTGAAAAAGCTGAAGTTGTTTCTACATCATTTTCATATACCGTTACTCCGGCATTTGCTCCTGTTGCATTAACAGTAATAGTATATTTTTCGGCAGAGAATATAGCTTCTTTAGTTCTATCCGTTAAAGGATCTCCATCTAAAAAAACGGATCCTTCACTCTCAGATAAGCCTTCAATTGGACCTTCAGAAATTAAATCAGTTACCGAGACTGTTTGAAATTTATTTCCTAAACCTCGACGATAAGCATTTGCGGGTGCAAACCTTCTTCTATCTCTTGATGTTATTGATGAAGTTGCCATTATCCAAAAATACTCCCAAATTGCCAAATTACAGACATATCTTGTGTATCTGGATCTCTCCATGTCAATACATCTTCAGCTTCTCTAGTGGATGCAGGTCCACCTGTTATTGTATCAAAAACTATTGGTTGTCCCGGTATTCGTAAATTTCCATAAAGTACCGGTACAGGGTCTCCTTCAATAACATTTTGTTCTGCTCCATTAAACATATAAGAAGATTCCTGATCTGTATCCTTTGCAGGATCTGGAGCCATCATTTCCGAGAGCCCTGTCATTGCCAAATTTGTAGCGAGTCCCATCGCCATTGTTCCTAATGTGCCTGCCGCACTTAATCCTGCCCCTACCGCTGCTAGAAATCCTTGGTTTGCAGCTACAGCCCCAAAAGTTGTAAGTGTACCACCCATAGTAGTAGCTCCAGCTAGACTTCCTTGTACAGCAACTTGTCCCATCATATAAGGCGCTGCTACAACTACAGCTATAATAGCTATTGCTGCGAGTATTTTTCCAAAACCTTTTGACCCTGCAGGAACAACAGTAACTGTTACATCTCCTTCTTTTAAAGGAAGTAAAAGTTCGGGTTCATGCTCTATATTTTTATCAGCAACATCAATAACAAAACCTACATTTTTTTCATGACAATCAATTAAGTATTTTTTAAACCCGTCATGGTTTGCATCTATACAACGAAAAATTTCTTGCATATTTTCAGCATGAACTGTAAAGCTAGTACCAAACTTCTCTCCCAGTTCTCCTTCTAAGTAAATTTTACGCTGCATATCTATACGCTCCTGTTAAACTTTTGTGCCATGCTGGATATAAACTCTCTCTACAAGATAAACGATTTACTGCATGGTGATAAAATATATCGTTACCTAAATAAACCCCACAATGATTATTTTTAGGTGCCATTACTTGAAATATCAATACATCATTTGGTTCAATATCTTCTAGCTCTATAGGTTGACCGCCCCAATCTTTTATTACATCTGCAGAAAAATAGTCTAAATCCTTGTCCCACCAATCGTCTTCGAACATTACCCGTGGAGGGATTATAATATCTTGAGTTTTTAAATAGTCCCTCATAGCTTCAAAACAATCTTTAGTCCCAAATTCATACTCTCTTCCATATAAGTCTGTAACTTTATTTTCTGGCTCTACTATTGTTAAATGTAGATCCGGATAACTAAAAATATAGTAAGGAATTCCTAATGCATTACAATAATCTATATCTACTTTTGTTGGTTCTGATGACCTATCTGGATGACTATGTACAATTCCTACTATATCTGTTGTTCTTACTAGTTTTAAATATTCTTGAGAATCAATAATAAAATCCTCATCATCTTGTGCTACATTTGTACATGGAAACCATTTTTTCTTTCCTTTTACTACTGCTAAAATACCACACCCCTCTCTGGGGTACTCATTTTCAAAGTGTTGTTTTATATCGTCAATAAACTCCATTATCTATACTTTCTACTTCCTGGAAAGCCTCCAAAAGGTAAAAGTCTTCCTGTATCTCTATCAACAGCGGGTACAGTATTTGTAAGAGTTCCTGCTGAACTGTGTGGTTTTGCTTGGTATCGAACCTTACAAGATTTTAATAGTTTTCCACAGCTATCTCCTGGCTCCCAAAATAAAGAATTCGCTTGCGGAACTTCATTGTTTGCTGTAGCTATAGTTCGTGTATTTCTCCAAATTGTTGAGGTTTCTGTAAGAACTATCGAAGATTGTGTACTCCAATTTGCAAAAGGGTAAACTACATAATCATTTCTTAAAGTATCATTTCTAACTGTATAAGTCCTATCGCTCCATAAAGTATATGAGCGAATTAATTGCCATAAAGAACTACTCGTAGATGGAGCAGTAGATACTGTTCCATCCGCACCTAAATAAATCCACAATAGCTCATAATTACTATCATCTGCATCGAGCGTGTATACTATATCATTTTCTGTAAAAGAAGTACTATTGCTATATAATTTAGGGTACAACCCATTTAATGCATTACTGCTAGTACGTCTTGTCCAGGTTCCTCCAGAGTACGTATGTGTTGCACCTTTAAAAATAATTGGTTCATCGTTTTGTGTAAAATAAAAGTTAAAATTTTGATTTGCAGAAACATACGCTGTAAGTCTACCATTAATATTCCATGAACAAGCTCCTACATTTTTTGGAGTATATTTCTTATAAGTAAGAGGACCGGGCTCTTTATCAGTAGCTGCACTTCCATCAGTAGATATTTGAGGTAAATTTGAAGTAACCGTTAAAGAGGTATCGCTTGTTGGAGTAGTCTTAACAGTTCTAAGGTATTTACCTTCAATTAGAATTTGATCTCCTTTTACAAAAGAACTAGTAAAAGCTGTTCCACTTCCAACAACTGTATCTAAATTACCACTTGCTACTGAGACAGTTCCTGCTAAATCTAATCCTGATACGGATTCTTTTAATCCTTTATATATCCAGCTACAGTATTTTCCTACTACCTCTCGTCTTGGTACTCGTATTCCAGCTAAATCGAACGGCACTGAAAGTTCAATATTAACCATTATATTTGTTTTATTTGCAATTCTATCTATAATATAAACTGCTTTTGGAAATTCTATTGCGGCTTTTGTTGCAGAAGTTACTGGGTCAATATTTAAATACTTTTCAAGAGTTCTTCTACGAGTAAGTCTTTTTCCAATTAAATCATTTAATTTAAAATTAGAGATTCCAGGTTTTGCTCCTCCTTCTGCGGCTGTAGAACTAAATGCATTTTGAAAAGTTGATCCAGTTAAAAGTAAAGATTCAACATTTGCAATTGTTAGATTAGGACGTCCCATTGCACCATCATTTGCTACTTCTAATCCGTCCATTGTAATTGGAAACCCATAATAAGTATTTCCATCAAAAACTATTGGTCCGAATCCGTCGTCATCTATATCACTTCCAGTAACAATCATTCCTACTGCAATTCCACCAGTTCTTCCACCAGAAGCGCTACTATTACTAACATTATCTACAGTTACACTATAAGCTGGTGAACCTACGGCTCCGTTTACGTCGGCTGTGACTGTATAAGAAACACCGTCCTCATTATCAAGTCCAGTGAAAGTTAATTGCGCATTATCTGTAAAAGTTTGTGGACGATTAAGTTTAACTACAGGGCCACTTATACTTGTTACACGAACTGTGCTATCTACTCCAGGGTGAAAATAAAGAGTAGTAGAATCATTATACTCTAGTTCAAATAAATCAAGAATTCCTTCAGGAATTTCTAATCCCTGTACATCCGTTGTTATTAAATTAGTACTCATGGGGCATATATTCTATCAAAAGTTGCGTTTACAGTATAGTGATCACTATTCGAATAAGTAAGACTCCAGTCCGAACAAACTACTTTTATAGTTTTTTCTCCCGTTGCCGTAGTATCATTTGTATCAGGGAGAGTAAAATCAAAGCTAGTAACTCCTGCTTTATTATCAAAGAATTTTACAATATCATCTGCTGTAGCCTTTGCACGGTTTACAAAATTTACAGTATACTTTTCTTCAATTGAATTTAAACCTTTTTTTGCTCGTTGCTCATATCCGTCCCCAAATCTTGCTTTTCTTACTTGAGGAGTAGATTTGCGAGAAAGGGTTTTATCAGGAATTATAGTAGCTGTAGTAATACCTGTTCCAGAAATTTGAAAACCTATTGCCATTATGCTGCTCCATACGGATTAAGAATACCGCCTGACCGTTTCTGATATTGTAGCTCTTCTTGAACTGCTTTAGCTACCAATTTTCCTAAGTCTGCTCCCATTGACGAATCGGACTCAGTATTAGACTCTGCTTTTCCTTGATTATCGATAGTTACATTCACTGTAACATTATTTGTTCCCATTCCAGAACCTGGAGTAACAGGAATAGACCGACCATCTGGTAAAGGAACTACAGCTTCATTATATCTACCTTCTCCAATTACTCCAATATGAGGACTTTTAGCGATTCCTCCATTTGCGTATTTACGGAAGCCTCCTTTTACAATACCTCCGTTTGCGAATCCAAATATTCCGAGCACTGAGCTAAAAAATCCACCCATTCCCGTACCGCCTTGTCCAAACATTCCTGATAAACCAGAGAAAAGATTGTTAAAAATACCACTAAAATCTCCTAAGAGACCTGAGAATAAACTGCCCAATTTATCTAAGAAAGGTGCATCACCACTAAATAATCCTTTTAAGTTCTCTACAAAATTACCAAATAAACCTGCTAAGCCTCCTGCTTGTTTCTTTTTTGATCCTGTAACCACTACTTCTTCCAGCGTAGAATCCAGTCCGCCATCTTTCGTATTATCGTAGCCTGGTGTTGACGCACCTACTTTTTCAATTAAACCACCGCCTCCACCACTTTGGGAAGGGGATGGACCTACGGCAGAAGGATCTTGTCCTTTTACTCCAGCAGCTAATTTATTTGCTCCTACTTCGCAGGCTGCTACTATTTTATCATAATGTAATTGGGAGCCTTCCTCTAATGCTTGTTTTACTTTTGCTTTGCCGGTTTCTGATCCTTCAACATGAGCATTTTTCATAGCAACTGCAGGATCTTCTACTCCCATTAATTTATCCATAAACTTTCCGGTCATTTGTTCCGCTAGTTTATCTGCTACACTTCCTATCATACCCTGTGCGATTTTAATAGCGGCATCTTTAATACTGGACTCTTCACCTTTAAGAACTGCGGCAAGATTTGTTTTCATACTGCCTTCTAAGCCTGATGTAGCCGCATCTCCCAACTGAGCAATTTCATCTTGCTGACGTTGTATAACTTCTAATTGAGCTTGTAGTACCTGTTGTTGGGCCGTTAATTCTTTGGTTCTTGTGGCGTCTTGGCCTGCTCCTAAAGTACCTTGTCTAGTCATTTCGACTTGAATTTTTTGCATTTCAGCCAATGTTTTTTGACGATTATACTCTAGCTGTAATCGTGCGTTTTGATCTTTGGTTAGGCCTTTTCCAGCTCGAATAAAAGCTTCCTGTAGTTTGGTAAGTTTTAATCTAACTTGGAACTCTTCATCAATAACTGTAGCAATCTGACCTTGTATAAGACCTTGCATTTTTGATAGTTCCATACCACGAATTCTTTGGGCAAGATTTTTATCAGTAGCAGCAATTATTTTAAGAATTGCTTCTCCCTCGGCGTTGAGTATGCCAGCATCTGCATCTTCCTTTTGAAAATAATCTGCAAAAGTACGATTACCCTGTGCTTTATCCATACTTTTAAACATATTTTCTACTTCAGTTAATTGTCCTATATATTCAGAAAATACGGAAGAACTTTGGCCCATTTTTTGAACCATCTTATCAAAAGATTTACCTGTATTTACTGCTCCAATAAAAGCGTTGCCCATAGATATAGTTTTCTTTGTCGCATCTTGTAGACGCTTGGTTAACCCCGGAAGCCTTTCTTGAAGAGTAGCTAGAGCATCAGAATACCTTTTTGCTTCTTCCTCGCCATATATCGCAGTACCTGTGTCTTGCATAAATGTCATAGCTTTTGATACCTGAGCAAGATCGGAATGTAATTCTTGACTTCCCTGACCAGTACGTTGTAGTATTTTTCCTGCTCGTAATAATGTTTCTACTATTTCCGCATAGCTTTTTTCGATGGCTGCATTTTCTGCAGGCTTCATAAACAGATCCTGCCATACAGTAGGGCCTGTATACGCACCGCTTTCATCTGTAGGTGTATACGTTCTACCTGAACCTTCTATTTGGTTTAAAGATTTTAACTTCTGGGCCATACCTTCAAGACCTTTAATTTGATCATTAGCTAGAACATTTGCCATTCGAGACGCTGCTTCCATGCCGCCCCCAACGTCTTTCCACTTATCACCCATCTCAGCGATTGCTTCATTTTGTTCTGCATAATGTGCTGTTAAAGCGGCAGCACTTCTTTCTATGTTTTTTAATTCATCGGACTTTAGCATATCCATAATTTCTTTAGCAAAACTTAGTGCTAATTGTAACATTCCAAGAATTGCTATTGCATTAAAGGCACGGGAAGCAAAACGTCCCAGATGTGCCCAACCAGCCCTCATAGTACCCATTACTTTACCATGCTCTGCTTGTAAACTATATAACTCTGCTTTTGCACCTGCTGACCATCTTTTCCATCCAGTTGAATTTTCTTGTATCATTAACTGGTGTTGTGCTTTTATAATTTTTATATCACGAAGAACTGCTTTTTTTGTTGCCGAAGTAACTTTTAAAACTCCACTCCTATTGGCATTAGCAGCTCGTTCCATTGCATAAATTTCTCGTCCACCTATATCCCCTGCTGCTATATTTTTCCCCATAGGGGAGTCGCTAGCAATACCGGCCATTCGTGATTTTGCTTGGTCCGCAGCATTGGTAATGTCTGCTAAAGCGGGAGCTGCGGGGGCTAAACCTTTTACAATACTAATTCCTAGTATACCAAAAGCTGCAGCAAGTGCTTCTATATTATCCGCTAAAACTCCTCCTGTGAATTGAGCTATAGGATTGAGTATCTTCATTATCTTTTTGACTAGATCATCAAAAGACTTTCCAAGTCTTGCAATTTGGTTAACATTCTCTCCTACATCGTCAAATTTTTCTGTTGTCTGATCAAGTACAGCATTCACTACTGCTTGTGTTCTTTCGAACGCGGTTAATTCTTTTGCAGTTTTATTTATACTTTGTGCATAGTCTGCTGTAACAGTATCTAATCTAACAATAATACCTAATTCATCTAAAAGTTCTGGTTCTGCTTTGATTGCACCTTTTACAAGTCGATTAAAAGAGTCTGTTAAATCTCGTCCTAAGGCAATAGAGGTATTTTTTGCAGCTTTTGCAAGACTCTGCATCTGATCTGTAGATACCCCTGCCGCAGAGCCTATTGCTGCAGCTTGAGAAGCGGCTTCAAATTCCAACATACCACCCGTAGCTTCCTGCATACGAGAAGTTAAAAGTTTCATAGAAGTGCCGGTTTTTATTGCGTATTGTTCTTGTGCGGCTGTTAATGATGAAATATCGCCAGCTTTCTTTAAGAAGTTATAAGCCGCAGAAATTGCAAAGATATTTGCAGCAAGAGTTGCATATGCAGCCACAAGGCCTCCAGTGCCTTGTGCCATTTTTGAGAAATTTTTAGTAGCATTTGAAGATGAGGCTGCTACGCCTTTTATATTTCTATCAGCAGTTCTGGCACTAGTTGAGGTTTTATCTAGTTCTAAACCTAATTTTTTCGCATTAACTGCTACTCTTTTGGTAGTGCCTTTATCATCAATTACTACATCAATAAAAACTTGATTTTTCTTTGCCATTAGCCTCTTACATTATGAGTGTAATTTTTCCCACTCGCTTGCTGTTTCTTGCGCTCTTCAGCTTTTCTTTTTCTTTCTGCTTCTTGGGCTCTACGAGAGATTAGAACCCCATCATACAACTGCATAAAAAATAAAATTTCTTTTGGATTCTCAATTTTATATAAGTCAAAAAGTTGAGGGGTTTCAACCCAGTTCTTGCCCATATATGTACCAGACATTCCATCCCACCTATCTGATACTGAATTATACATAAAAAATGCCACTTGTACTTCCTCTGGAAATGCAGAGGCATCAAGCGGCATCTTTTCGGGATCAGGCTCTTGGCCTAGTTGTTCACAAATTCGTAAGTATTTCTCAACATCAATAGTATCTTGTTCTTCTACATAACGAACAAGCAGCTTTCTTACTTCAGCTACTTGTTCCCAGTAAAATTTTCAAGATCACTCACTGTTTCCGTAACCCAAGTGTCAAAATCCACAGCATTTTTCATCAATAACTGGGCGTTCTCCGTAGTATACGGTAAACAGTCTTCTGGATCGAATTGCGAAACATCCACCAAAAGAAGCTCTTCTAAGTATGAATATTTTAAGCCTTTCCATCCTTTTATTACTGATTCACAATAATTAACTAAGAACTTATCTTCGTCTAATATTTCTTCAGGTTGACGAGTTTTTTTATTCCATTTCGTACTTAAACACTTTTTACGAAGTTTTACTAATTCTTCCCGTGCTAAAAAGCATAAATCAACAGTCATTTCTTCACACCCAGGATAGGGAATTGTAACTGTTTTGCTCGGAGTCATTAGACTCGCTAAAGATACGGGTTCTGGAGTTTTTGGTTTTGTCTCTGGCATTACATAAGTCCTTATTAAAAATTTATAGAGATAGTATAATTCAAAAGACAAGAAATGTCAAGAATTATTTTTGGAGGGTGAGGGAAAAAGGGGCCGAAGCCCCTTTTATATGTTAAGCGTAGTCGTCTACTGGGTAGTAGGTGATTGCTGTAATTTCGTTTGCAGTTCCGAAATCCGTCGGTAGTGCCTGGAAGTTTGTTTCCATCGATATTACATCTTCTACTTGGTGAGTTGGTACTTCAATATGAGCAGTTGGGAACTCAACTTTTAATGCAGGATCAGTAGCGTTACCTGTAGCGGAACTACCACCGATATGCATTGTTACCTTAAATTTGTTCACAACTTTAGACATAGCACCAGTACTTACTAGATCGTTAAAGAACTGTCTAGAAGTACCTGATGTTAAGTCACTATCTTCTAAAGTTAAGTAACAAGTTGCATTACCTGTTGAGGTTCTGGTTCCTGTTACGTGCTCCAACGGCTTGTTAATAGCACCTAATTCTTCCGGTACAAGATATGTAATATTATTTGCAATATTAAAACTTCCACCAGTTAGTGTAAGGCCATACTTACCATTAGCAACTGTACCAGTATTAGCATTGTAAGAACCTGAGCCGATGGCTACTAGTCCTGTTGCATTACCTAGATTTTCTGCTTGGGCTTTTGTACCGAATAGTGCGAACTCAGTGGTTGTATTTGTAGTACCTCCATACGTTCCTGTCTCATCACCTACACGAACAAAGTGATGGGTGCCATTCAGATCTGTATTACCCGTACATCCAGTAATATAGACTTGGTCGCCTGTAGTAAGATTGTGTGCAGTTGAAGTGGTAACAACTTCATTAGTTGTATCAATTGCTGAAATAGTAGCGTAAGAACCGGGAAAGATAGTAGATATCTTATCCGCTGCATCTGATGCTTCAATATCAACAGAAGTTAGTCGATTTCGAATAAAGTTCTTAGTACTTGTTGTTCCTTCGTCAATCGCCTGAGTAGTAGTACAAGCATTACTATTACCTGGATCTACTTTTACAATTTCGAATACACGTCCTTGAGCATTACCAGTATTAATCCAGACGTCTCCAACATCAATCTCATCGCCATCTAAAGTAACATCAGTACCTACAGGGGTTGTAGCATCTACATGAGTTTTTCCTGACCAGTCCATAACTTCTTTTGCGAATCCTGTCCAGTTTAATGTAGCAATTCCATCAACATCGAAATCAATACTAACTTCATTTACAACCGCTTCCGGTAATCTGTAAATTAAAGGATTTGATGTTGCAGTATCAATCCAGAACCAAAGAGTCATTCCATGAAGCGCCGCTCGGTTGGACTCAGTAGCCACAATAGTAGAAACTAGAGGATCTGATCCGGCGGTTGCAGGGGTTACTACCGGACCTGATACAGCATTAGTCGCTCGAGTAAATTTGTAAGAAGCATATGTATCTGCTCCAAACATTGATGCCCATAATACTTCTTCCACCGCATGAACCTCAGCAGCGGAGTCGGAAGATCTAGTGCCGGAAGGAGTTGGACTTCCTGCTTTTGATTTAAAGGGACGAATGTAAGTTGAAAACGACCACTCAGCCGGTGCAAGAGAGTCAGTAAACATACGACGGCCTCGACGAGATACACCAGCAGAACTTTCCATTTCTGCCAATGTTATTTCGGAAGTATTCGTAGTTTGAGAAAAGCTGTACCCATCAAGAATGGGAACTTCCCACAAGTCTCCTAAACCAAGGCTAGCGGCTGTTTCAGTATTATCCGTAGTATTTCGAAATTGAATAATCAATCGCGTATCACGGCTAAAATATAGCTGTTCTGCCATAGTTATTATCTCCTATGAAACTTGAAAAGACTGGTCGTGAATGTTTATTCGTGCCAGAATTTTCTAATATCGAACCTCTATGAGTATTTCTCCAACCCCTAGAGGATCTAGTACACCTTCATCAGTATCAATACTAATAATTGTGATTTGTTGTGTATGCTGCTCTAAACCGTTTCTATCGTGATATTTTAAACGACTATTTTCTTCTAGAACAGTCTCTACATCTTCTAGTAACTCGTCCAGTGCGTTTACTGCGTCTTCTTCATTAACATAGCATCGGACCGTTACATTTAAAAATCTGTCTTTATAACCCCCTGTTTGGTATTGTCTGCTTTCAGACCCAGCGTTTAAATGGATTGCAGGAAACTGCTCTACCTCATCCCAAAACTTTAACCTAGGACTGGTTTCTGCAACTGCTTGTTTATACAAACCTCTTCCATCTATTAACTCGAATTTATCGGCTAACGCTTTTGTAATTCCTTGTCGTCTAGAAGTATATAATCTCTCATTAGACATTAGATCCTCCTAGTATAAAATCTTCCGAGTGCCATATTTGAAGCTACTTCTCTAATAGAGGCATCGATTAGCTTTCTAGGGTCTCTATCGGGGGTTGCCCAACGAGCGTCTCCTTGGCCTACCTCGAACACTTTATAAGGATCGTGTTCATATGTATACCCCATACTTAGAAATCCTTGTCTGGTTTGAGTAATATCAGTAAGTTTAACACTTCGAGCAAGCCTACCTGTTCTATTTTCTAATCTAGGCGACCTCATATTTTTTTGTACTGTTTGAGGTAGTTTTTCTTGTATCATCGCCATTAGAGAAAAAGGACTAAATTGTCTAGACTCTCTCGCTTTTATATTTTTTACTGATTTTGCATCAATACCAGCACTTTTTACCGTAGTAATTGGGATAGGTCTTTTATACTTCTTCTTACTCTTTCCCTTACTGCTATTTTGTATTCTTGAACGGGCTTCCCCAACAATGCGTACGTTTTTCTTTCTTTTTGGAGAAGCAGCAGAAAATAAAACCTGACCCAAAGCATCTTTCATAGTGATAGATCCTTTCATATTTGCTATATCCTTAAATCTATCTGTTAAAATTTGAGCTGCTCTTGATTCTGCATTTTTTTGTTCCTGGTTACTAACAGCTTTTTGCCAAGTAAGAATAGGAACATAATCTTTTTTAAATTTTCCGTTTTCGTCAAAGGCTTGATCGTGGTCAATAGAAATAGTTATTTCATTTCTAATTTCATCAAATATATTATTAAGTATATCTCTATCTTTTTGATCAGTAATTCCGGAAGCCATTGATTCTGCTCTTAAAGCTTTCATACCCGCAGAAGCAACACCACGACCTTCTTCTTCGTGCCCTAGCTGAGCCCCAAAAAATCCGTCTTTTCCTCCAATCTTTTTTAATCCCGCTTCCATACCTCTTTTATTTATTTTATTATTTGTGAAAGCATTTCTAATAATACTTCCTAGTTCTCCTGTACTATTTTTTTCCGCTTTAATAGTTCTATAACTAGTAATTATATAAACATGGTCTAGTTTGCTAAGTCTTAAATTTTTTGCTGCATCTTCTAGTTGTTTAATTCTTTCCTTTGCTGTGTAAAGTATTTTAGCCCCGTCTTTAACATCTGTAATTTTAGCTTTATGAGATTTTAAATATATATCCCAATTTTTCCATATTTCTTTAAGAGCTTTCTTCGCATTAGAATCACTACCTATTAACTTTGGAAAAATTGATCGTAAAATGTTATTAAATCTGCGTTTGTTTATAACCAGAAGCTGACCATGTTGTCTAACTAAGTCTTCCCTGCCTGCATCTCCTCCGAGTTTTGCTAGCTCTGTTGTTATCTCTTCAGCTACCTTTTTTAATTCTCGAGATGACATTTAAAAATTCTTATATAGGTCTAATACCCTCTTAATGTGGTCGGGGAATCCTACATTGTTTGACTGACCAGAGCTTCCTTGATTCTGTATACTAGCACCTGCTATAGATTGCCTTTGCTTATGCTCGTCCTTTAGATAGTAAGTAATTAA